TCAGCGCTTTGCACGCGCCGGAAGTCTAACCAATGAGCTGATGACCCTAGATCTTAAATCTGCGTCTGCTACTATCTCGCGTGAATTGGTCAGGTATCTCCTTCCGGAGGACTGGTACCAATTCCTGTTTTACGCGGGATGTGCGGAGACCACCTACAAAGGTACCACTAGAAAACTTGAGATGTTTTGCTCCATGGGGAATGGTTACACTTTTCCTCTGGAAACTCTCATTTTTAACGCACTAACGGTCGCTGCCAGCAAAGGCGGCGCACTTGTGCGGGCTTACGGGGACGACATTATCTGCGAAACGGATGATGTACCGTCTGTTGTTAACCTCCTAACTCTCTGCGGATTTATGATCAATAAATCCAAATGCGGTTATGGAAAGTTCCGTGAGTCATGTGGCGCAGATTGGTACGCCGGATTTAACATCCGCCCTGTCTATGTAAAAAATGGACTGAGCGCGGAACACCTTTACGTTTTACATAACTTCTTTGCTCGCTCATTTGATACCGAGCTCGCAGAGATAGCACTAAGTTATGTGAGCGACGACCTGCGGCTCTACGGTCCTGATGGTTATGGCGATTGTGTACTGATTTCCAGCGATGGAAATTGGACCAAGCGCCTCAACAGGAGGCAGAGACGTTCAGGCTACGGTGGTGTCTTTTTCGAGGCGTTTCGCCGCCGCTCTCTAGAGAGAGTCAGCATTTACCCAGGCGATTACGTCAGCCCGCTCTACTCCGTCTATACGAGGAGTGAGCCTAGTCTACTTCAGTCGGATTGTGCGCATGATGATGCTCCTTCCATTAGCTTCTCGAGGCTTGAATTCGAGGTGCGAGTGTGGGGAACAGCCAATTTGCGTGAGTCCAACCAAAAGTTTGCCCCAGATGGGAGACCATTATGGACGACACCAGGAAGTGGAGGGTATGAGAAAGTGTTAATCTACACACTGAGCTTCTAGTCACCTAGAGCTCTTTCCGTCGTACTTTAGACGGTGTGAGGGG